GACGGTCGAGGTCGCCTCGCGGAACTTCCATGGATGGGTGAACAGATGCTCCCCGGCGGTATTGATGATCTCCGCCTGACGCTCCGCGACCGTCTGCCCGGAGGCCGTCGAAGGACGACCGCCGATGGCAAGCAGGACGTGGTTCTTGAGATCGCCGTAGGTGAGCATGGGTAATTCCACTGGCCGGGTTTCCCCGGCCAGTGGTGAGTTAGTGCATCGAATCAGGTTCCGAAGGAAATTGCGCCGTTCAGCAGGATGCGAGGAGCCGTGGTTGCTCCAGCAGTACCGACGAAAATGCCAACCTTCGTCGTGACCGTTGCATTGCTGACGTTTCCGGCGGTGATTGCACTGCCAGTCAGCCCGACTGCCTCACCAACCGCATAGGTCAGAGAGGAACTGGTTGCCTGCGTGATTCCGGCGAACATCACCTTTCCAACGCCTCCAACGGCAATCGCTTCCTGCGCGACCCCGTAAATACCGCCGCTAGAGGCGGAAGTCGTAGTCGGGGCGACAGTCACGTTTGCCCACTTGGAGGTTGATGCAGAGCCGACTGCAGCATCGCCCTGACCGGGCTGTTCGCTCGTCTGTGCAAAGTCAAGACGAACGAGTGCATACTGGGCAATAGCGGACGCATCCTTGTTACGGCACGACAGAATGAGAGTATTCGGCTGAATGCCGAGCGTTCCGTGATTCGATGCTTCAAGAAGAACCGACATGTGAGTATTCCTTCCTTGTGAGATTGAGGGGGCGGGATCGCTCCCGCCCCCGTTTCGTAATTAGGTGAGAAGCGGGGCAATGATGCCGTGACGCTGGCGGCTGTTGCAGAACAGGTTCCACCAGCAATCGACGGGCTGCACCCAAGTGAACGGCTGGTTCGGGTGACGCATCACGTCGTGCTTCTTCATGTAGCGGGTGCTGTGGAAGATCGGCGTGAGGTACTGACCGTTGATGAAGTAGTACCGAGCACCCTTGTCGATCGTTCCGGAACCCGTCTCCGTGCCGACCGCCGCAGCGGTGTGACCAGAAGAGGTGTTGTTGCGGCCAGACAGCGTGTCCGCAGGGCTGGTGCCGGACGCGGCAGCGGGGAAGATCGCTGCGTCGTCGAGGTTCGCGCAGTACTCCAGCGGAATGCCGGAGAACGTCGGAGTGTTGTAGGCGGCATCCTGCGGATTGACCAGCATGTCGTTGGAAATGCGCAGCGTCCGCTTGTACTGGTTCATGCCGAGACGCGAGCACAGAATCATCTGGCGCTGGAAGGTCGTCTCCTCAAAGTACTGACGCTGGGTCAGGGGAGCCTTGAACTGCACCTTCAGGTACATGTCGTCGAACGCGCCGAACAGGTTGAACACCGTGCGGGTGTTCGATGCATTCGCGTTGTGGCCGACGTAGTCGCCAGCAGCCTTGGTGACCGGGTTGTCGGTCAGGGAAAAGTTCTTGTTGTAGAACGAGATCTGGTTCGTCCATCGGGGATCGTTGGACGGGTTGATGCCGAGAACCGAAGTCCAGCGGGTGCCGGACGAGTTGTACGGGTTGCCGCCGCGCTCACCGAGCAGAGTCGTGAACGTGGCGTTCTCGGTGATGAAGGACGGAAGCGAATACGGCTCCTTGCCGCTTGAACCTTCCATCGCGGTCTCGTTGCCGAACGAGGACTGCCAGAGGTCGTTCTCCATGCCGTTCAGCATGGACGTCCACATGCGCATCTCCTTGACGCGCTTGAGACGCTTGTACATGACCTTGGCGTCGCCGTCGTTGAGTTCGACCTCCTGATCAGTCCACGACATGTAGTCCATCGAGAAACGCCACGGCGCGGTCAGGGTGTCCGTGACCTGCGGGTTCGTCCAAGTAAACGTGTCGTTGGGCTGGTACTTCTGGTAGGTCGAGGCGTCGTCGAAGACGATCACGTCCTTGACGGAGGTGCCGCCCTGAATGAGAGTCTCGCTGGCCTTCTCCTTGAGGAGGCGGGAGAGGACGTAGTTGTTCTTGACGGCCTCGTTGATGACGGCATCGGCGGACTTCAGGTACGCAGGCCCGGTGGACTGCATGAAGTCATTGAACTGGGTGATCGAAGGCATGGTGCCTCCTCCTTATCTGCGGGTAGCGGGACGGAGGCGACTGCCTTCGCCCGACATGATCTGGTCAAGGATGTCGTCGTCCGGGTCGCGCGGCGGCGGCTTCACCGGGGCAGGCCCGCCCTTCGGGGCGGTCGGCTGGCTGGCACGCACGTTCGGCGACCGACGCATACCCACCCGGCTTCGCAGACCCGAGTTCCGACATCTTGGCGGTGATGTCGTCGAAGGACGGGGACTTGGCCCCGTACTGGACGCGCATCGCCATGTCGGCTGCACGGACCTGCGCAAGCAGCACCTGCTCCTGCAGGCGTGCCTGCTGCTGCTGGAAGGCCTGACGGACTGGCTCGACGACGTCTGCGCCGTAGACCTCCGCCATCTGCTCGAAAGGGTCCTTCGGCACGGCTGGCGCTTCGGCAGGCGTGTTGTCCTGCGAGGCGGCCTCCGGGGCCTTGGCCTTCGAGAGTTGCTCCTCCAACTGCTTCATTCGACCGCCGTACGAGTCAACGTCCTTCTGCCGCTTCGCAGCCGAATCCGCCCACTTGGCGAGCGTTTCGGGCGAAGCCGAGGCGATGACCTCGTCGGGTACGCCGTCCCTCCTCAGGACCTTGGCGACCGCTTCACGATCGAAGGCGGGAGACGCATCCGGGACCGCCGAGGGGGCCGCCGACGAATCGACGTCCGCCTCCCCGTCCCCTTCCTCGTCCGTTCCGAGCAGTTTCGCAAGCACCATGTCATCGTCATCCGGCGAGTTGGCCTCGATGGCTTCGTCGGCGTGCGTGGTGTCCTGCTTGACCTGCTCCTCCGCCCCGCTGGACGGAGTGTCGGCCTGCACGATGGGTTCAGCGATGCTGTCCATGTTCAGTCCTCTGCCCTGACGTAGCCGTGGCGGGACGCGACGTTGCGTTCCTCACGGCGACTGTGGATGATCGGCTTTCCCTGTCGGTCGCACTTGACGCCCGGAAGGTTCCGGGGAAGCGCGTTGCTGACGTAGGGATAGGTGCTGGTGGTGAAGTTCGGGCTGACCTGCGCCGAACTCGCGACACGGCGGATGGGGCCGAGCGTCGGGTGCTGGAACATGGAACCGATGGCGGGCGCATCGCTCATGCGCAGCACGCACTCGACCGTCATTCCGCCTTCGGTCACGAACTCGTACGTCGGCATCACATCCTCGCAGCGGCCCCGGCGATCGCGGCCTGCGCACGGGCAGGAACGACCGGAGCCTCACCAGTAGGAGAAGGGTTTTCGCCTCCGGAGGGAACACCCCCCGCCGCCGGGGCAGGGGCGGCTCCGCCGCCCGCGCCACCCTGCACCTGCCGGAGGATTCCTTCGTCGATGAAATCCGCCATCTGCGGCACGTTCTGGGCGTCACCGAGGAACGACATGAGGTCGCGCCACTTGACCCACGGCATGGCGGGCATCGCCTGCGCGGCGGTGGTGACCACCTGAAACGTCTCGATCGCCCGCTTCTGCGCCAGCATCTCGCTGGTCCGCTCCATGCTGTAGGCGTCCACGTCCACCTGCATGTCCTCCCACTCACCGACCTTCAGGCCGCCTTGGAAGACCGGGTCCTCGATCCCCGCGGCACGGGCATCCTCCCCTCCGACAGGAACATGTACCACCCGACGTTCCGGAACACCGTGTCGCAGGCATCCTGAAACGCCCGCTTGAGGTGGGCGATCCGCATGGTGCTGGCGGACTCCGCGACGGCGACCTCCGTGGCGCTGGCGGACCCGGCGATGTTGCCGCGCATGGCATCGGACATGCCGAGTGCGCGGTCGAGCCGCTCCTTGGCCGTCTCCACCGACTGGATGTGCTGGTTGGTCGAGCCGCCGACCTCGACTGGCTGGAGGCTTCGGGCGTCGAGTCCGGACTCCGCGAAGACGTACATGTCAGGTGCGTTGACCACGTCCTGAAGGAACTTCGGGTTCTTGGCATCGCCCACGAGGATCCGCTTGTACCGCTTCTGGTTCTCCTGCTGGCTCAGGGCCATGTCGTTGCAGTACTGGATCTGGTCCCGGCAGGCCACGATCGGGGACAGCGGGTAGGGATCGTTGGGAACGCTGAATGCGCCGAAGACCGTGTAGGGACCCGTCTGCGGGCCGTAGTAGGGCAAGGGCCTCCGGATGAACTCGCACACGCACGCCTCGCTGCTCCCTTGGTACTTGGCGATGGTGTAGATCGTGCCGTTGAACAGCGCCTGATCCATCGCCTCGTCGATGAGTTCCGCGGCGGCGTCGGCCATCTCCGGGACCCATATCTCGTAGATGGCGATTTCCCGGCGCTCGGGGATGTCGCGGGAATCCCGCAGTTCGTCCACCCCGTTGTTGGTGGCGAGGCCCTCGATCGCCTCGCGGTTCCACGTCTCGTCCGTCTCCGCTCGGCGGAGGAGGTCCTCCTTGTCGCACACCCAGACGTGGCCCATGAAGCGGGCCTCCTCCCAGTGCATCGCCGCGGGGTCGATGATGAACCTCGACGGGTCGATGCGGTAGACGCGGGGCAGGTAGGGGCCGTTTGCGTCCCACTTCCTCTCAGCGCCCTTCGGCTCGTTGACCGTCAGCGCCACGCCCCACCCGAGCAGCATGTCGGTGGCGATGCGCTCGATGGTCCCGCGCAGTCGGGTCATCCTAGACCAGCGGTTGAGCGCGGCCTTCATCGCCACGCACGCGGTGCGCTGGACGGACGGGCGTGCGCTCGTGACGCGGACCTTCGGGTTGTCGTGGATGATGCGGGGAAGCACCATGCTGACGTAGGCGTGGACCGCGTTCTCCGGGTGGTTGGCCCCGTACCCGTCGCGGTATCCCTGCCCGCAGAACCACTCGCGCAGTTCCTTGGGGGTCTGCATGTGCAGGTCGCGGAAGTACTCCGCACGGTCGATCTCGTCGCGGATCGCGGCGATGTTCGAGAAGTCAAGCATCCGACGTCCTCACCTTCGTCCTTGGTGCATCCACCCCGAGCGCCCTCCGCAGGAACTCGACCTTCTCGTCCACGGCGTCGATGGAGCCTTCCAGCCCGTTCATCCTGACCAGCAAGGCCTTCACTTCCGAAAGCACCGTCTCGTCCTTCGGCTTGAAGTGGTCGCGGCGGGGCATCGCGGCCTTCAACTGCTCCTCGACCTTCTCGCTCTCGATGGGGTCAAGGTCGATCTTGACTCCCGACGAGAGGCAGATCCGCAGGCGACCGTTGATCTCGTCGATCTGGTCGATGGAATCCACGGGAAACCACGTCATGCGGACCTTGATGAACACGTCAGCGGCCCTTCCTCGACGCCTTCTTCTTGGCGCGTGCGGGAAGCGACTTCATCGACTTGGTCTTGGAGGCCATCTCCTTCGCGATCCGCGGGTGCTTCGCGAACATGAATCCCTGCTGCGCCTTGCTCTTGAACGGCATGTCAGCGGCCCTTGCCCTTCTTGGCGGCCTTCTTCATGGGCTTGCCGGACTTCTTGGCGTACTCCATCGCCTCCATGCGGCCCTTCGACGTGTACGGGAACGACTTCTTTCCGACCTTCGGCATCACTTGCCCTTCCAGCCGCGCTTCATGGCGGCATACGACTTCGCGCTCACGGACTTCGCGGACTTGGGGCGCGAGATCCCAAGTTTGCGACGCTTGTTGATGTTGCCGACGAGGGAGTTCTTCGCCATGTTCACTCCATGAGGGATCTTGCGAACGCGATCTGCTCGTCGCTCCACTTCGGAAAGTTCTCCTCTTGGCCGATGTACCGAGCAATCGCTGTCGCTCGAAGATCGAGTTCGTCGGAGGAATATCCCGTTCCCTGACCGGACGGGGAAGGAAGGCCCATCAGGAACTTGCGCTGATCCTTCGTCAGATCAGGAAGGTCTGATGCCTTGTAGTTTCTCGACCGAATGTACAGACGCGCGCCCTCGTTGTTGATTAGTCCCTTCCTGTTCCTCGGATCGCGCATGTGCTCGTTGTACGGATTGACAACAATCGCATTGTCTTCAGCCGCGTATCCGGCAACGTCCGGTCGCTTGCGAAAGAACTCTCGCTCCGCGTCCGTTTCACGGCGAACCTTGAATCCGAAAGACTGCTCCACGGACGAATCGCGAGGAGCAGGCTTCACGCCTTTAGCAATGTCCATCCATTGCCGACCGGACTCGTTCCTTATCGCGGCGGTGATTCCCTTGATCGAATCCACGTCAGCACCCCCATCGCTTCCTCGCGGCCATGCCGCGCTCGCCCTTCCATGACCGACTGCGCGCGCAGAAGGACTTGTGGCGGGGATCGTTCTTGTCCTTGGTCGGAGCCTGCAACTTGCTGCCAGTCTCGCGGTTGTACTTCGCCCGTCCCTTGGCGGTCAGTCCTGCGCCCTGCGAAACGGGGAGTTTCTCTCCGCGACCGACCGAGAGGTTGGGTCCGCGCTTGCGTGCCATCAGTCCGTCCCTCCCTTGCGCATCATGTCCTCGTTCTCCTCCTCGATCGCCGGGAGGAAGGACCAGACGGGCGTTCCGTCACCGACGTATGCCCCGACGATGTTGAACTCAAGGTGCTCGACGGCGTCGTCGTAGTCGAATCCTTGGTCGTTCATCAGGACCTGAATGACGCGGTGTGTGTCGTAGACCACGCGGTATGCGCCAGTCTTGGAGTCACGGGTCAGCCCGATGACGGCATCGTCGAGGCCGTCCGCGAACAGCACCTCGACCTCGTTCTCGTCCACCCACGCCCTGACCCGATCGGCATTGCAGACCATCATCCGAACACCTCCCAGTGCTTGAGGAGTTCTCCCGCACTGCCGGGAGCGTAGTCAGGACGTTCCTGACCGGGAACAGGTGCGTCGTCGAGCGCCATCCATGCGAGCGCGAGCGCGATCACCCTGTCGCCGTGATT